CAGCTCCCAGCTCAAGCCCAACATACTCACCACCGGCCTTTTGTACGAAGAAACGCGACCTGTGCTCAATCGCTGCGATCTTGACCACGATGTGGTCATTGGGAAGGAGACTCCTTCGAATTAGGTCAGCAAGGTGAGGCTGCAAATCGAGTGGGATCTCGCTCCATTCATCGATGAGGATCCAGATCTCAGGATTATTGAGAACGGCTATCAACCCATTTATCGCACTTTGCACGGCGGCAAATTCGATGTGAAAGCGCTCTGTTCCGCTCCTCTGTGTGTCTGCCTCCCTCCTCTGTAGTTTCGCCGTTTGTGATTGAACACCGACGGAGAAGGAGGCCTCTTTGGAACTTGCACCAATGGATAGGTTGCCAGCTTTGTCTTTTTCGTCTTGCTCGACAGTGCGTTCGTCAATCCTGACTTCTCCGACGACCTTTACGGATGATATGGCCTTGAAGAGATCATCGATCCTAGCCGTAATCTGATCCGGATGAGGGGCTTGGTCGATGACACTGATGGCTAGCGAATAGAGCTCATTCGCCAGGATCGTGATGACGTCCACAATCAAACGAATACTTCGCTCGGAGGTTGGCCTTGATTGGTCGTGATACAAAGCTCCGTCGGAGCCTATCGAGCGAAGGGTCTATGTAAATTGGTATGATCTGCTTTTTAGCCAGCTCCTCACTAAGATATTTGAGCGCGTGCGTTTTACCGGTTCCTCGCCGGCCATAGATGATCTGGTTATTTCGGGTCGACAATAGATCGAAAAGGGGGGCCGTATCGACGAACGTGTCGACCAGGACCTCTGCGCTGGTTTTCTCAGCTCGCTTTACAAAATTGATGAAAGCCTTGTGTATGCTTTCCAGCTCCTGGGACAAGGCTTTCCTCCCTAGCGTACGTCCGTAAGAATAGGGATTGCCTTCGAGGCCCCCCGGGACGGGCTTATGTTAACGCGTTCACAACCAGGGCGCGAGACATGGTGATGACGCTGGTCGAGGGTTTTTTTCGACCCACCTAGGCCGGGACCTAAGAGAGTTAGCTTAATCATGCCCGGCCATCGCGCCGGGCATTTTCATTGGAGATGAGCCGCGTTCGACATGAATTTCCCTCCCCGCGAGGGGAGGGTGACGCGCATCGCGCGAAGCGCGAGCGTGCCGGGTGGGGCGAGGCGCAGACCCCACCGACCGGCGTTGCCGGTCGTCCTCCCCTGAAGGGGAGGAATGAAAACAGACGCCAAACAATCATCGCCCCCCAAGAAGAAGAGGACTGACATGAGCGAACTGCAAGAGATGCATGAGATGTATGAGACGGACGCTTTCGGAGCGCACGACGCGCCGATGGAAGACATCGAGATCAAAGGCCGCAGCTTCGCGGGCAAGGCCGCGAGCGGCTCGGCTGAGGACGTGGCGCTCGCCTTCGAAGAATTCATGCGCTCCTTCGAGGCGTTCAAGGAAGAGAACAATTCGCGCATCGCCCAGATCGAGCAGAACCTCTCGGAAGACGTGGTGACGACCGAGAAGCTCGCGCGCATCGACCGCGCGCTCGACCAGCACAAGGCGGCGTTCGATCGACTGACCTTGAAGGGCGCGCGGCCGCAGCTGGGCTTGTCCGCCACGCGCTCCTCCGGCGCGCTGCTGCAACACAAGGCCGCGTTCGAGACCTATATGCGGCGCGGCGAGACGAACGGGCTGCTCGCCATCGAGCAGAAGGCGCTGTCGGTGAGCTCCGATCCGGACGGTGGATACTTGGTGCCGCCGGAGACGGAGGCCGCCGTGATCCGCGGCGTGAAGGAGATCTCGCCGATCCGCGCGATTGCCGGCAATCGCACGGTCAGCGCGTCCGTCTACAAGAAGCCGTTCTCGATTACGGGGCCGGCGACCGGCTGGGTGGCCGAGGCGGCGACGCGGCCCGAGACTAACTCGCCGACGCTCGCCGAGCTGACCTTCCCGACCATGGAGATCTACGCCATGCCGTCGGCGACGCAGACGCTGCTCGACGACTCCGCGGTGAATATCGACGAGTGGCTTGCCGAGGAGATCCAAGTGGCCTTCGCGGGGCAGGAAGGCGCGGCCTTCGTTACCGGCGACGGCAACAACAAGCCGAAGGGCTTTCTCGATTACACCAAGGTCGCCAATAGCTCGTGGAGCTGGGGCAATCTCGGCTATGTGGCCACGGGCACGGACGGCGCGTTCGATGCGTCGAACCCGTCCGACGACCTGATCGACTTCATCTATGCGCTCAAAGCCGAGTATCGCGCCAACGCTCATTGGGTGATGAACCGGGCGACGCAAGCCGCGATCCGCAAGTTCAAGGACGCGGACGGCAATTATCTGTGGCAGCCGCCGGAGCGCGCGGACCTGTCGCCCACGCTCATGAACTATCCGATTGCCGAGAGCGAGGACATGCCGGACATCGCCTCCGATAGTTTCGCGGTGGCGTTCGGCGACTTCCAGCGCGGTTACCTGGTTGTCGATCGTGCCGGCATCCGCGTGCTGCGCGATCCGTATTCCGCCAAGCCGTATGTCTTGTTCTACACGACCAAGCGGGTCGGCGGCGGCGTGCAGGACTTCGACGCCATCAAGCTGCTGAAGTTCGGCACGTCTTAGGTCGTCAAGTCAAAGCCTGGCCAGGCCGGCGGCCGCATCCCGCGCCCCTCCCACGCAGGTGCGGCCGCCACTTTCTTACTTCGCGCTACCGGCCTCTGGCCTGCTTGAGCGCGGTTTTTCTTGCGCTACCGGCCTCTGGCCTGCTTGAGCGCGTTTTTTCTTGCGCTACCGCTTCGCGCTGCTTGAGCGCGGGGCGGCCGCCACCTTCGTTCTGGAGATCATCATGGCGCTTGTGTTGACGGCGGCGCCCGCCGCCGAGCCCATCAGCGTGGCCGAAGCCAAGGCGCACTTACGCGTCGACGCGGACGACGAGGACGCGTTGACCGGCTCGCTCATCGTCGCGGCCCGCATGCTGGTCGAGCGGACCATGGGCCTCGCGCTCGTCACGCAAGGTTGGTCGTATTTTCTCGATCACTGGCCGGAGCGCGGCTGCATCGCGCTGCCATTATTGCCGGTGCAGACGGTGAGCGCCGTCACGGTGCATGGTGATGACGGCGGGGCGACCGTGCTCGATGCGGAGAGCTACGCCGTGGATGTGTTGTCGGCGCCGGCGCGGCTCGTGTTGACGGCGACGCCGCCTTCGATGGTGACGCGCGCGTTCAACGCCTTCGAAGTCGCCTTCACCGCCGGCTATGGCGACGCGGGATCGGACGTGCCGCAGCCGATCCGTCAGGCCATCCTGCTGCTCGTGGCGCATTGGTTCGAGGGCCGCGAGCCGGTCGGGCTCGGCGCCGGCCCGCAAGAGGTGCCGGCCATCGTCGCCGGTCTGCTGCAGCCTTACCGGCGGGTGCGGCTGTGACCGGCCCGAGACTCGGCGACCTGCGTCATCGGCTCACGCTGGAAGAGGCGCAGCGGGTCAGCGACGGTGGCGGCGGTTTCACCGAAGACTGGGTGACTGTCGCTATCCTCTCGGCCGCCATTCAGACGGGCGACGGCGGGGAAAGGGTGGAGTCCGGGCGGCTGGCGGGGCGGGTCAGTCACGCCATCACCCTGCGCTATCGGGCCGGGGTGACGCCGGCCATGCGGTTTCGCCTAGGCACGCGCGTGTTTCATATCCTCGCCGCGTTCGATGCGGATGAGCGTCAGCGCTGGATCACATGTCTGTGCGAGGAGCGGGATCTGTGACGGCGGTCTCGGTCCGGGGACTGGAGGCCTTGCGGCGGCGGCTCGATGCTCGCGCCGTGCCCAAGCGGGTCACGGATGCGTTACGCCGCGAGGCGGACGCACTGGCCACCGAGGCGGCTCGGGCGGCGCCCGGACATCTCGGCCCCACCGTCGAGGTCCGGGACATGAGCCGGGAGACAGAAGTGCCTTTGCGGTGGGAACGCCTGTGAGGGCGGCGCATTTCATCGAGCATGGCACAGTGCGGCGTCCCGCATCGCCTTGGCTTTTCCCGATTTTTCGAACGCGTTTACCTCGCGTTAAGCAGAGTCTCAGAAACATTTTGATGGGCTCTTTCAAGAGGGCGCGCCGCGAGGTCTGATCTCATATTCGTGAATGAGGGGGGCTTTGCGTTTGGTGCTTCGGTACCTACATGTTCGTTAACGAACGTTAGGAGATACTGCCATGACCGCAGCTAGTTGGGCGCTCCAGAGGAGCATCTACCAGGCCCTCGTGAACTCGTCCGAGCTGACAACGCTGCTTGGCGGTGACCGTATTTTCACCGATGCGCCGCCCGCGACCCCGTTTCCCTACATCACCCTCGGTCAGACCGTGAACCAGGATTGGAGCACGGGCACCGAAGACGGCCTCGAGCACAGCCTGACGCTGCATGTATGGTCGCGCGCCAGCGGCTCGATCGAGGTGCATGAGATCATCCAGGTGATCCGGATGGTGCTTCATAATCAACCGCTTACGCTCGAAGATCATTATCTGGTCAATCTCCGCCATGAGTTCACCGAAGCGCGCGTCGATGCGGATGGCGAGACCTTGCACGGCATCGTGCGCTATCGCGCGGTGACCGAGCCGGCGCAGCAAGCGGCGGCGTAAGCCTTTCCATTTCAACGGCGGCATTGTCGTGGGGGGGGGGGGCGGGCCCAGCCCGGGGTGTTTTTGGGGCGTTTTTTTTT